GCTTATCTGTAATACCAGAAAAATTATCTTATTCTCAAAGTGAATGTGATGTATTGGAATATACTACAAATTCATTATCCGCAAAAGGACCTATAGATAAAATTAATATTGTTTCTGGAGGATCTGGATATAAAAAACTTCCTGTATTTACAGGTTCTAATTCTATTGGCGGAAAAGATGCTTATATTGTTCCAAAATCAACAACCATAGGTAATGCAAAGGAAATAAGAGTTATTAATGAAGGATTTGAGTATTCTTCAGATAAAACTTTACAACCGGTTGCCTACATATCACCATTAATTACAATTAATAATTCAAATACTATTGGAATTATTACTGTTACTAATGGGGGAAGCGAATATACTGATGCACCATCAATTGTAATCGTAGATTCTATATCTGGGGAAAAGATTGATAGTGGAATACTAGAGGCAACTATAGTTGGTAGTTCTATTAATTCTGTAAATATTATACAAGAACCTAGAGGTCTTCCCGAAACAACGGTAAAATTATTTGCTACAAATAATACAAACGGAATTAGTATTCAACAAGTTCAATCTTCTTCAAGTGGAATTTTTACTTGCTTCATAACAACACCAGTACTTGGATTTTCAACTAATCCATTTAATATTGGTGATGAGGTATTTGTAGAAGGAATTCAAAAGTTTAATATTAATGGTTCTGGATTTAATTCGGAAGATTATGGATATAAATTTTTTACAGTCAGTAATTATAATACTATTGGATCTCTTGATTCAGTTACGATTGATATTTCAAATTTAACGTCAAATACTGGAATAGCTAAAACAATTCAAGATTCTGTTGGAATTATTATAAAAAGAACTGATTACCCTTCATTTGAAGTAATTCAAGTTTCTTCCCCATTTATAATCGGTGAAAAAATTATTTCTAATAATATTGAAAGAGATTTAAATATTTCTTCTTATAATAATTCATTTATTAAAGTATTTGGAACATATGAATTGTCTGTTGGAGAAATTATCGTAGGAAAAGAATCTGGAAATATAGCAACAGTAAATAAAATTGAAGATGGTATTGGAGTATTTGAAGTTGATTATTCTATCAAAAAATCTCTTGGTTGGTCGAATGATATTGGTAAGCTAGACCAAGATAACCAAGTAACTGCAAATAACGATTATTATCAAAATCTTTCATATACCATAAAGAGTCCAATTACATATCAGGAACTAAAAACACCTGTTAATAGTTTACTTCATACTAGTGGTCTTAAAAATTTTGCAGACACTGGAATTACATCAACGGCAAATTGTCAAATTTCAGATTCTAGTAATGTTTCAACTACCATTTATGATATAATTGAAGAAAATAGAGTAGATACAATTTATAATTTTGATTTAGTGCAAGATATTGATGTTATTGGATCTTCTTCTAAGTTTTTAAAATTAAAAAATAAAAAATTAACAGATTATACTGAGTGTAAAACTAATGTAGTTTTAAAAATAGATGACATAAACAGACAATTTTCTAATTTAGATGGAGAACCAAGTCAATTTTTAAATTTATTAGAATTAAATACGGGAGCTTCTTATGATAATCTATTAATTAGAGTTTCAAGTTCAGATAACTCCCAAATTCAATTGTCCGAACTAGTAATTCTAAATGATGGTACAAATTCATTCTTAGCAGAAAAAGGAACATTAATAAACACGGGCGTAGGTCTTACTCATATTTCGGGAGAAGAATTTGGAACATTTTCATTAATTGAAGATGAATTTAATGATAATTACTTAAGATTTACTCCTAATGATCCATTTAATGTAGATTATAATGTAAAATTAATTACCAGTAATTACAATTCTCCTTCACCAGGAATTGGAACCACTTCTATTGGATTTATTGATTTAACTGGAACCAATAAAATTGCAGCAGTAGGAATAACGACTTCTATTATATCTGTAGATTCAAATAAATTTTCTTCATTATATTTAAATGTTCAAGTTATTGATTCTATAACCAGTGATATGAACTTTGTTGAGATATATTTAAATCATGATGGTAATAATACTTATATTTCAGAATATTACTTTGATTCTGAATACTTAAATAATTATTATTCAGGAAACTTTATAGGAACATTTGGGGCTGAGATTTCTTCTGGAATTTTATCTTTAAAATATACTAACAATTCATCAAATAATGTTAATGTTAGGTCTAAAGTTGTTGGATTTGGCACAACATCTATTGGTGGGGGGGTATATAGATTTATATTGCCTGGCCAATTGTCAGGAAATGAGAGAAGTGCTGTATATGAGTCACACTATTCATCGACAGTCTCTGTAGCATCAACTGTAATATCACTGAATAAATTTAATTTTAATGCGGTTAAATCATTAGTAGAAGTTAGTATTGGAGCAACAAGTGCTCTTCATCAAATTATGTTAGTGCAAGATGAAACTAACATTTATGTACAGCAATCAGCTTTTCTTTCTGCTGAAAATAATTCAGGAATTGGAACTTTTGGTGGCGAATATGAAGGAAATAACTTTACTTTAAAATTCTACCCAGATGCATCAATAACTGCCAAGGTAAATATTTTATCATTTAATCAATGCTTATATACAAGTCTTGACCAGTTAAATACTCCCCCAGATCTTAATTATGGCACAGTAACGGAGTCTATTGATCTTAAATTTTATAATGCAATTAATGGAAATAGAATTAATAGAACAGAATTTAATTTAACTTCCAATGGAACTCCAATTTTTGCAAAGATATTTAATCCATCAGATTCATCCATATTAAACCCAGTAACTGGAATATTTACAATACCCAATCATTTCTTTAGTCCACAAGAAAGATTAATATACACTCCAAAATCAACTTTTATTGGAGTTGGTGCAAGTGCAGTTGGAATTGGTTCAACTTTAAATTCAGTTGGAGTTGTAACTACATTACTACCTTCCGATGTTTATGTAATTAAACTATCAAATGATTCCTTTAAATTATCCACAAGAAAAGATTATGCTATTTCTGGAATTGGAGTTACATTTACTTCATATGGTCAAGGAAATGCACATCAACTTGAGATGTTTAAGAAAAATGAAAAGGTAATTATTACGATTGATAATCTAGTTCAATATCCACTACTATTCACCCCAATATCTTATAATTTATCTGGACAAATAGATTCAAATTCTTCAATATTTGCCTTAAGCGGAATATCCACCTTAGCACCTAATGATATTCTTAAAGTTGATAATGAATATATGGAAATTATTAATGTTGGTTTGGGAACAACTAATGTTGGTCCAATTACAAATGCTGGTTCAATTAAACTAGTTGAGGTGACTAGAGGATTTGTTGGTTCTTCTGCAACAACACATGCAAATTCTACTGAAGCTAGAGTTTACAGAGGATCTTATAATATTGTAAATAATAATATTTTCTTTACTGAACCTCCCAGAGGAAATCCGCAAATAGAAAGAGATTCTAGAAATTTAACTTTTGAAACATCAGATTTTACCGGAAGAGTTTTTCTGAGAAATGACTATACAACAAATCAAATATATGATGATATTTCAGATAAATTTACTGGAATCGGAAGAACTTTCACATTAACGGTTGGTGGAGCAAATACTGTAGGATTAGGATCTACTGGCGGTAATGGAATTCTCTTTATCAACAGTGTTTTTCAAACTCCAACAACTCTTAATAATCCAAATAATAATTTTAGAATTATTGAAAATTCTATTCTAGGAATATCTAGTGTAGTATTTTCTGGTATTACTGATCCGATTACAAATAATATTATTACATCAGAATTTGATGTAAACCAAAATCAAACTCCCAGAGGTGGGATAATTATTTCATTAGGGTCATCTACCGGATTAGGATATGCGCCGCTTGTAGGGGCAGCAGTGACTGCTGTTGTTGGAGCTGGTGGCAGTATTGTTTCAGTTGGTTTGGGAACAACTGATAATCTTGGTTCAGGATACAATGGTATAGTATCCATAGGAGTATCTGTATATCAAAATAATCATACTGGTACAGTTGCAAATGTAGCGGCATCTGTAGGTGCTGGTGGAACATTATCATTCACAGTTGTTTCTGGTGGAACTGGATATACAAATCCTCAAGTATTTGTTTCAGAACCTTCTTATGAAAATCTTGAAGTTGTTGGAGTATCTAGATTAGGAATTGGAACAACAACAGATACTGGAATTGGTCTTTTAGTTAATGTTGAAGTCGGAGCAAGCTCTACAACTGGCATAGGGTCAACATATTTTGAAGTAACTAAATTTAATATTTCAAGACAAGGATATTCATTCCAAAGAGGAGATGTATTCAAACCAGTTGGATTAGTTACTGCTAAAGGATTAATTTCTCCACTATCCGAATTTAAATTGACTGTTGTTGATACATTTACAGATTCTTTCTCCGCATGGCAGTTTGGAGAATTTGATTATATTGATTCTATTAGAAATTATCAGGATGGAGTTAGAACAAGATTTCCACTATATTATAATGGAGAACTGCTAAGTTTTGAATCTTTAGAGGGTTCTCAGGTAAATCTCTCTAACGCATTATTAATTGTTATTAATGGAGTCATCCAAGATCCTGGAATTGCATATCAGTTTGATGGAGGAACTAGTTTTGTATTCACAACAGCACCTAAGTCAGAGGATAATATTGCAATTTTCTTCTATAGAGGGACCGCAGGTGATGATAGTGAATTAATTACTAGCATAAATGAAACCTTAAAGAAAGGAGATACAGTACAAGTTTTAAAAAATAATCAATTTCCAACGACAATAACACAAAATAATAGAATAATATTTGATTTATCTTTTTCTGATAAATTTGAAACTAATTTGTATTCTAATCAAGGAGTAGATACTGAAAATTATAAACCATTAAGTTGGATTAAGCAAAAAGTTGATAGAAAAATTAATGGAGAAAATGTTTATAAAACCAGAGATTCTATTGAATCTTTAGTATACCCAACTGCAAAAGTTATTAAAGATTTTTCAACAACAGTTGATGAAATATTTGTAGATAATGCAGAATTTTTTGATTTTGATACTCCAGATACTTTTGATGCTTTAATTGTTAATGGAATTTCAACAACTGCAAGCGGTTCTGTAGAAAATGTTACAAATATTTCTTTAATCAATGGATTCTCAGGCATTATTACTGGAATTACAACTACAACTGGAAGTGGTGGAAATCCATTAGCACTTAAATTTCATTTAAATACACTATCTTATGCTGGATTACAGACTGGATATCCAATTTACATATTTGATACCCGAGTTGGAAATGGAGTAACTTCTATTGATAGTTCAAATTCTGCAGTAGTTGGAATTGGTACGACATTCTTGGACAATATTTACTATATTCATCAATTTTCTTCAACTACAGGAATTATTACCTGCAATATAAATTCTAATACATCTGTAGTTGGACTTGCAACTACCGGAAGTATATCAAATCCAGTAGGCAAATTCTCTTGGGGTAGGTTGTCTGGGTTTAGTAGATCCAATTCACCAATTTCAATAGGTGTAACTGGCAATACTGTTGATGTTGGATTATCAACTTTTGCAACAATACAAAGAAGGGGAACTGGTCTTAGAAATACCGGAGCTCTTCCAAAACTATTATAAATATCTAAAAAATATCAATATGGCAGCAATAGTAACAGACCAGTTTAGAATACTAAATGCAACCAATTTTATAAATTCTGTAACGAATAATAGCGACTCTTATTACATTTTCTTAGGGTTGGACAATCCATCTCAAGTTGGGTTTGGAAGGACCACTAATTGGGATACGAATATTCCAAACCCAACAGATAATCTTGAATATTCTTCTCATTATAGAGATACATCTTTATTTGGTAAAAAAATAACAAGTAGTAATATTAGAAGATTAATACGAAAAGTTACTTGGACTTCTAATACATCCTATGATATGTATAGGCATGATTATAGTATTGGCAATAGGGCACCAAATTCTGATTTGAGTAGATTATATGATACAAATTACTATGTAATTAATAGTGATTATAAAGTTTACATATGCATAGATAATGGTTCTTCAGATGTAAATTTAAAAGGAAATAAATCACAAGATGAACCCACCTTTACAGATTTAGAACCCTCTTCTGCAGGAATAAGTGGAGATGGATACATATGGAAATATTTATTTACAGTATCTCCAAGTGACATCATAAAATTTGATTCAACGGAGTATGTTGTTGTTCCTAATAATTGGGCAACATCTACAGATACTCAAATTGTAAGTGTAAGAGAGAATGGCAATTCTAGTGTTACAAATCCAAATCAAATTAAAAAAGTATATATTGCAAATGGTGGATCTGGATATAGTTCAGGTGTAGTTGATATTGTTGGTGACGGTACTGGAGGTAGGGTATCAATTACAGTTGATAGTAGTGGATCGATAATTTCTACTACCGTTGTTGCAGGAGGTTATGGATACACTTGGGCAATGGTTGATTTAGGAAGTCTTCAACCAGGAGGAAGTCTATCCAATCCTGCAAAATTAATACCCATCATTCCACCGTCTAAAGGTCATGGGTATGATATCTATACCGAATTAGGAACGGATAAAGTGTTGACATATGCCAGATTTGATGACTCAACTAAAGATTTTCCAACGGATACTAAATTTTCTCAGGTTGGAATTATAAAAAATCCAACCACATTCTCTTCAGATACTTCTATTTTTACAGAAAATCAGTATTCATCACTTTATTCTATTAAATTAACTAATAGTTTTAGTGGTTCTCCAGTTATTGGAGGAGAAATTACGCAAAATTTAGCAAGTGGTGAAGTTGCCAAAGGATATGTGGCATCATACGATACAGAAACTAAAGTATTGAAGTATTTTAGAGATAGGTCTTTGTATTTTAACAATAGTTTAGACCAAACAGATTATAATACTGTAACATCAGATTCTCCTGTTTATAACTTTGAATCTTCTGCAGAACCTATTCAACCATTTGCTGGTTCTATTGATACTACATTTAATGCCAATAAAGTCACAGTTGGAAATAAAGTTATAGATTTGGGCGTAACTTTTACTACAGGACTTGCAAATCCTGAGATAAATAAAAAGACAGGAGATATAATTTATATTGACAATAGACCCCTGGTAACAAGAGACATTAGACAAAAAGAAGACATTAAAATTATCCTGGAATTCTAAAAAAAAATGGCACAAAAAACAGATTTAAATATCAACCCATATTAT